AATACCATAGAGCTTTGTTTAAATCTTCAACACCATTCTTATATTTATATCTACTAACATACTTAATGATGTTTCCCTCTAGGTAATCGAATCCTTGGTCGAGGATATAATCAATTACTTCAATCTGTCCCTGTTGATAATGTGGTGGATTAATCTTGTCCATCATAGCTCCTTAAATACCACAGCTACATATTCTTCTTCTTGTCCTAAGTAGCCCTCAAGTTTATAGTTATTCAAATATTTAATGTCATCATCCGGTAGTATTCCTTTGCTGACTAGACAGTCATTAAGGAACTTACTTACAGGAAACCAGAAGTTATCTAGGTCTCTCCTGCGAACACCTTTAAAGTAAAGTTTGTATTCTACTTTAACTGGAACAGTGAAAGGTTGTAGTCCAACTCTTTCAAACTCTTCATAACATATTTTGTTGTAAGCATTTTTAGCATTAGAAAGAGCAAAGTAATGAGCATTCCTATAAATGTTTGCTGATAGTTTCTGCTCACTCTTCTTAGTTTTAACTAAGGGGAATGGTAGTTTCAACTCAGTGAGTATCACTCCAGTTTCTTCCTGCATTAGCTTCTCCTTCTAGTTTAATTCTAAAGTTAAGTTTCTCAGTAACATCCTGAAACGTATCCTCAAGAACTTTACTAACATACTCTACATCCTCGTCTTTAACTTCACATTGAATCTCATCGTGAATGTTGCCGACAAGTTTTATTCTACCACGCAATTTATTTGCTATGGCAATAGTATAGTATTTCATAACGTACGCACCTGCTGATTGCAGTAGTACATTAAGAGCAGCGTGTTCACTTCGTATCATTAACTTACGTCCTGTGATACCTGTGATGTAACCCTTACTTGCTGATTTCTTAACAGCAGTAATGAGTTTCTCTAATGCGGGTAGTGACTGAAAGAACTTAGCCTTTAGTCTCTTCCCATCTTTAGATGTTCCGCCTACTACTTCACCTATCTTTGCATCTCCTGCACCATACAAGAAAGCATAGATAAATCTTTTACTTTGGTCACGAGTCTCTAGTCCTGCTGCTAATTGATTAACAGTGTGGATGTCTTCGTTCAGTACCTTCTCACCATAAACACCGCCATCATAGCGTGCCATAAAATGAGCGAGCATACGTAACTCAAGACCACTAGCATCACAACCAACCAGAGTATATCCTTTAGGGACTGTAAATAACTCACGACATTCTTTACCTTTAAAAGCACGAGCACTAGGTACTTGAGCTAGGTTTGGATTCCTGTGTGTACAACGTCCTGTCACAGCACCCATAATATTTAACTCACCGTGTATCCTGTTATCATCCTTTACTAGCTTTAACCAAGCATTGTTGCCTTCTGCCAACATACCTATGACTTTTTGTAGGTCAAAATATTTAGCAAGTAACTGTGCTTCAGGATACTCAAGCTTACCTAACACACCAGAGTCTACAATAGGTGCTCCTTTGTCTGTGTGTTGTTCAGGTTGCCAACCATATAAATTTTTCAACCAACGTACAATGTGTTGACGAGAGCTAGGATTAAACTCAGTTAACTTGACAGGTGTGTGTGCCCAATACTCTATACCATTTCTACGGAATGGTTCTTTGCGGTACTCCTTGTCCTTACCATTAGGTAAGTACATAGGTTTAAACACTTCAAGCAGTTGTCGTTCAATCTCTTCCTTCTCTTGCATCAACTCAACGTGTAACTTCTGTGCTTTCTCTACATCAAAGTACCAACCATTCTCTGTCTGCTCCTGAATAACTTTAGCAAACTCTTGCTCAAGCTCCAGTGCTTCTTCAGGTACATCTTTGGTCAGTAGTTTCTTGTAGAGTTTAGTAGTAACAAGTACGTCTTGCTGACAGTAGTCAAGCATATCTTCAGAGTAATATTCCCAAGCATTGTCCTGCTTACCGAAGTCACCCTTGTACTCTCCTAGTCGATAACCCCACGCTTCAAGACTGTGCCTACCTTTTAGTTTAGTCGGCATATCTTTGTTGGTATCGACCAAAGTAAGATTGTAATATGCAAGTTGCCCAAGTAGATAAGTATCAACAATTTTGTTAAGTCTTAACATTTCTGGGTAGAGTTTATTGATGACTGGAATGTCATAAGCAATTATGTTGTGCCCAATGATTACATCAAATTCTGAAAGACGTTTGATTCCCTCTTCCATATTGTCGTACGTATAAACGTACGTCTGCTTCTCAGTCATATCATATATAACTAAGCAATGTATCTTTGTGACTTCATATAGTAGACCGTTAGTCTCTATATCAAAAATCGCTTTCCTCATTTCCAGTCTCCTCAAATTCTTCGTCAACTAATTCTATTCTACCAGTCTTGTGGTTGTAGTTTAGACTATCAGCTTTTCCTAATGAACCACCAAACCTGTTCTTCAGCACACGAATACGTATCCTGTCCCCTTCGGTCTCGTGTTGTGCATCACGTTCTAATCCGATGACACCATCAGACAACTGAGCAATAGCACCAGAACCACGTAACTGGCTAAGTGTAATGTTTGCTCCATTCTCGTGTCCTTTGTCACCTGACGCTCTACGTAGATGAGAGATTATAAGCATACCTACCTGTGTCTCTTCAACTATAGAACGCAACATAGTCATCAAGTTATCAATGCTTCTACGTTCATCACCACCTTCCATACCTGACACAACAATACTGATGTGGTCAAGCACAACAAAGTCTACACCGCAGTTGTGAATCATAACTCGTATCTTTGCCAGTAAATTTTCTGTCTCGATAGAACCGAAGTGGTCGTAGAGGTATAACTTCTCTTTGCCTATTGTGTTCTCCCAAGCTTCCTTCTCTTCTTCAGAGGTAAGCTCGTTGTCAAAGAACAAAGGTTTGTTAGAGTACATACCCATAAACGAAGTAAGAGTACGTCTCCAGTTTTCTTCCAGTGCTACATATCCTACCTTGCAGTCCTGCTTGAACATCAAGTCATATGCTAACTCACGAACAACAGTAGACTTACCCATACCAGAACCTGCTGTGAATGTTACTAACTCACCCTTACGCAGACCCTTGTACATAAAATCTAATTTAGGATATGGATACTTGAACGTCTCGAATACTTGCTTCTCTTTGTACTTGTCCCATAACTCAGCAGCATTAAAGATACCATCAGGTCTCCATTCTTTTGCTTCGTATGTTGCATTAACAACAGCAGACTTACCTTCAGCAAGCAGTAGTTCATTAGCATCCTTGTGGTCTGTTCTGATTACCTTGACCTTGCCCGCACTAATCAAAGGCATTACTTTTTCTACTGCCTCTTTACCTGCGGAGTCATTATCGAACCACAACAATACTGTGTTGAATCCTTCAATCCATTCTAGGTTTTCTGTGATTACTTTAGATGCAGACTGTGCTCCGTTAGGTAGAGAAACAACTGGGTACTTAGCACCAAATGCTTCTGCTACTGACAGTGCGTCAATCTCACCTTCTGTGATAATTAGCTGTCTTCCTTTACTACGCCACAGCTTCTTACCAAACATAACGCTTGGGTTCACTGTGCCTATAGTACGGAATGATTTATCTGGGTAGCGTATCTTTTGTCCAATCAGATTATCTTTGTCATCAAAGTAATCCGCAACTTGAACAGCTGACCCATTGTGTTGTGCAATGTGGTATCCATACTTCTTACAAGTATCTAAGCTGATTCCACGTTTGCGTAGTTCTTTATATTCCCCTCGGATGAGTGGTGTCTCGCTCATTTCCAGTCTCCTATTTTTGTTAAGTCTTAACATTTCCCCGTCTTCATAGTTGCCTATGTACTGTCCACAACTGAAACACGTAGCAGTATTGTTATCGTATACCGCTAGTGCATCAGATGAGGAACAGTTAGGACAGGGGTCGTGTCGTATAAACTGACCCTTGTCCATTAGCTTTAAAAGTCTTCGTCAGCTTCAACTGGAGCAGGTTGCTCAGGTGCAGTATAACCACCATCAACAGAACCAAAACCGCCACCTGCTTGTTCGTAAGGAATAAGCTCAACGATTTGTACTGCATTAAGTCGAAGTGAAATACCAACGCTATTAGTAGATGCCATATGATACGGTTTAGGATATACCTTAGCACGTACCTTAGAACCATTTGCTACTAATGTTTTGAAGTCGGGTATTACTTTACCAGAGGCATCAGAGATAGGCATAGGCATAACATCACCCTTCATTGACTTACCATACTGCTTAGTCTTGATTACAAGATTGCCAGTAAGGTTACCATCCTTATCAGTGTGCTCTTTAAAGATGTCGTTCTTGGTTAGTGTTTTCTTCTTCGCATCATTAAGACCTGCGTGAACCTCGTCATAATAAGCATCCAGTAAATTATTTAACTGTAGCTTAAAATCGTTAGCTTCTTCAGGGGTGTACACAATATCCATCGAATACATAGGTGTAGGATTATATTGTGATGATTGCGGTTCTGTAATCTTAGCCCATAGTGCTGAACCAATTGGTGTGATTACAGGTTTTATCTCAGTATTGTTTGACATATCAGTCTCCTTTAACTTATTTATTTACTTGTTCTATACGCCCGTATAAGACGTATAAGAGAGTAGTGAACGGGATAAATGAGGAGAAACCCTAGTGGTAAAAAAAGGGGAAAACCACCTCACTACTCGCTTATACATCCTAATGGATGACATCATCATACCACAACATACTAGGTATGTCAAGGTATTATATATACTACTACTACTTATACTATTAAGTAAGAGTAGTAGTAATAGTATTATCCTCTGACTTGTTTCTACATTACTATGATAGTTTAAAATCATATTAGCTAAAAATGTAGTCACTGTCATACACATCAGAAAGTTCTAATGTTCTTATCATCACCTCTTCTGGTGACTCTAATTCTTGTTTTGCTTTGTTGTTTAATTGCCTGTGCCAATCGAGCAAAGGTTCTAGTTCAAACAACTCAACATATGCTTCTCTTATCTTCTCATTTAGTAGGTCAACAGAATTACAGGGTACTGCAAAGCTATCGTGTACCAGTGAGAAGTCCATATTTCCATTCTCAGCCATCTTTTCTACTGTCAGGTACATCAGGGTAGCATCGAGAGAATGTATGAAATTTGGGGCAATACTGGACGACTGACGCTTACTGTCTAAATCACCTGTATATAAATTAAATTTCAACTGACCAAGAGGAGAGTTAATCCTTGTAGTCTTTTTCCTAATGTTTGCCTGAATAACAGGAAACTCATAGATAGGTGTCTTCCATACCAGTGGTTTCTTGTTGTTGTTAAATACCCGTGTAATTTTTTTAATATATTCTTGTCCTACTATTGCTCCTTTCACGACCTCAAAGATAGACTGTGTATTCAAATGAGTCAGTAGTTTAATCGTCACCCACTTCTCACCATTCCAAAACACTTCATCATTGTCCTCAAACTCATCGAACAACTCACGCAACTGGTTAAACATACCACGCTGTGTGACTGAGTAAGGTTGCGTCATTACATTACGCTTTACTAATTTACGTGTGACTTTACCTTTAAGTCCTTGTGCTTCTCTGTCTGTCTTTACTTCTCTAAATTTTCCAGAGCTGTCAGTAAAGGTAAACTCTTTTGGATAGTCACCTGAAATCAATCTACGTTCTACCACATCAGCTACATCTTGATAGATGTCAGCAGGTTTACCTGTCTCATTGTTAATTACATTTACTGCTCTTGCTCCTTCCTTATCTAACAGCAGACCAGAATACATCTGTATGCCTGAACAAGTAGCATCAAGAGGAATAGGATAGTGAACCTCTTTTCCTTCTAACGCATCAGCATATGCCATACAACCACCAAGAAACATCAGAGGTTCATCAACATCTGCCCAAAACTCTGTATGGTCTAACGGGTCTAAGGCACTAGCAATAATCTGAATATGATTATCGTCTACCCATTGGATACGTTCTTCATAAGATAGCTTGTCGTTGCCACTTGTATTTGCTAATGCAATCTTTAACCAATACAAACCACGCTCATCTGGTACTACACCTTTTGCAAATTCTAACATTGCTTTTACATTACCCGTTGCCTGTGGATTTAAAATCTGTTGGACTGGGTAAATTCTCCCTCTAAAGTCTGCTTTATAACTAAAGTAAAACTTGTCGTACTTACTAAATTCTTTTGCCAAGTCAACTGCAATAGCATAAATAATACGTCTGCTGTTGTTTGCTTCTAACTTGCCAAGTGTTTCTTCTCGTGTTGTAAAGTATCGTTTGTAATCTTCTTTGTGTTTGTGTTTGTACTTTCCATTCTCTAGTTTTTCTACTTCACCAAATGCTTCAGGTTTAATCAGGTCATCAACTCTTATAAATTCCTGATACGGAATACCTGCAATACATTTAAAGTTATGCTCCGCCTTGCTGTAGTCTCGTATGTTATTGTTTATTATATGGTTTATTACATCAAGTAATCTTTTGTTAATACGCCAAGCAGTTTTCTGTGCTGTGTTAATTACATTGTAAAACCTAGTTAGGTCTAGTCCTTCCTCATTCAGTTCTCTGTAAATTTGTCTCTGCTTACTCGTTTTAAATTTAATAATGTCAGTAGTCTCAATGTTGTAATAACCACCTCTTTCATCATTAGTCCAGTCCTTTGGTTCAATGACCAATGGTTTATAAGTCACATTACATTCTGTTATGTATCGTTGTAAGTCACCTACTAACTCATAGACTTGTTGAGTCAATCGGTAGTAGTACATAGACTTCTTGCCTTTGTTTGTTCCTCTTGTAAATCGTTCTATGATGCCAAGATTACAAGACACAACTACTTCCATAATTGCCACACCTTGTTGGTGCGGTGTTATTTCTTCTAACTTTTCTTCTACTAACATCTGTGCTAGTTTGTTCTTACGACTAAGCACATAGTCTTGTCCTCGTTTACGATACTCGTATTCAAGGTAAGCATATAGTTTTGGTTGTTCCTCTTTCAGTTCATCAAGTAGCATTGATTGTTTAATTCTGTTGACAATGCTTCTCATTAAAGTTTGGGCAGGAGATGAGCTTCCTAACAATTCTTTTACAATTGCTTGTAGCACAATGTAAGAAAGCTCTTCCTCCTTGTCTTTATAAACAAGCAGAGGTTTACGCCTCATTGATGCACGACCACGTAAAGGTGCATTAAGATATTCCTTCAAACCAACAGTCAAGCGAGAAAGTCCTAACTTCTGAATGGCAATACCTTCAGGTGTGTTCTCTCCCTTACCCATATCAACAAGTTTGTTAAAGTTGTTTAGGGTTTTGACTCTTGCTTGTGTGTGCTGTGCCTCTTCGAGGCGTTGTTGCTCTGCTTGTAAGTTCATAGTTCTTGTTTACTGTGAGATTCTAAAAAGATTGCTTCCTTCTCAATCCATTCCCAACGCTGACGCTCCTCGTCATCAAGGTAATACACATCAAAGTTGGGTTCATTGTTCTCATCAATTAGACCACGCTCTTGTAGTTCTGCGTGTAATTGTGACATCTTACTCATATCAGTCTCCTCAAGAATTGTTAAGTCTTAACATTTTTTATTATACATATTAACCAGTTCCACCACATTGGAAATCTTGCCCGTGAAACGTGGGTCACTTACTTCTTCCTCAGTAGCAGTAATGATTACTCCTTCAGTGTCCTTCATAAAACTAACCTTGACGTTGTTGTGGTCGTAGTAGTCGAATACTGATGTCGCTGTTTTAAATACAAACAATGCTTCAGTCTTTGTGTCGACAGTTAGTTCAAGTGTAATATCAATCTTCATTTTTGTTTTCCTTTTCTAGTTGTTCCTGTTTCCAGTTGTCGTACTTCTCGTCCTCTCTCCATTCTTCTTTTAACCTGCGTTGTTCCTGAGCATATGCTTCAGCATCAGGGTCAAAGAAATACGGGTCTCCATCTTCTCTGCTTGGAAAAGTCATTACATTTCTCCTTTCTTGTTTAATAAATCAAGCTCCTCCAGACAAGCGTCTGTGTCACTCTCCTCGTACAGTTGTATATACTCTTTACAAAGTTGATACAATCCACGCACTGCACTGCGTTCGTATTTGTTCCACTCTTCGATTTCAAACTCTTCAAGTTTCTCAATACACGTTGCCATATCGTTTGATGTATTCTCAAACGCACAATAACTCATTGTTGCCATTACTCTGCCTCCAGTTCTTCTAATACTTTTTCCATACCGCTACGCTTACACATACGTGACCAGTTAAGATACTTGTCCTTGTGTGTCGGGTGATATACTTCTTGAAAGTCATTTGTAAACTCAATCAAGTCCCACATATCGTGGTAGATTTTAGTGAACAAACTATTATCAATCTCATATCCACGCTTTATTAGTTCGTCTCGTATCTGTGAGAAACGAATACGAAGGTATGCGAGTTTGTTATAAAAGAATGTCATATGACCCTTGCCTAGCACATACTGATTAGGAATGTAGATACCATCAAGTGGTCTACCCTTATCAATGTGCTGTCGCAAGGTCGTAAAGATACGAGGCAGTTCACGATACTCTGCCATCAAATGTTTGTTGGATATATCTTCTACAGATACAATGTTTATACGAGTCATAATGTTCTCCTATTTTTTTATTTTCCCTTTTAGTATTATAACATACTTTATACATATGTCAAGCATTATTTTTTGGTGCGTCTTTTGTCATAGTTCCAGTCAGCACAAAAGAAACGCCAGTCGTCTTCATCTTGCTTGTTAAGTTCTTCGTTCCACTGCTTCACGTTAACCAAGACCCAACCAATAAATGCTGTGACTACTACTGCAATAAAACCTAGTATGATTTCACACATCAGATAATCTCCTTGTATGCCACACCTGTGCATACGTTAGATACCACTGTCACTGAGATACCAAACTTGTCAGCAATCTCTTTGCGGTTCAGTTTATTTGCTTCTTCTAAATGTCGCTTACGCTCGTCATCTAAATGACGGATTAAACGTACGTCTTCGTCTGTTAATTTTCTTACACTCATTGCTTTGTCTCCTTAGAGTAATTTTCTTCTACGTATAACCATTCAAAACCTAAATCTTCTAAATTGATTACACCCATAACTTCAAGATTGAGTAGTAGCGTTGCCATCTTCTCGTTCTCGTCTGCTAACATACTGTTCTCTTCGTTGTTAGCAATTAGTTCTGTTTCTAGTTCATCTATCTTTTTCTCTAGTTTATCTATCTGTTCTTTAACCCATAGTTTCACCACGTTCTCCCACCTGCTATATAAAATTTAGTGTACTCAGTCTCGCTGTTAAACACTCTAATCTTAGAGATGTCTAATCGGATTGTGTGTACAGTCCCTTCAAGTGGAAGGTCTAGTTTAGTGACCAGTTCCTCCCACGCTTCATCAGTCATATCTGACTTTGATACTTTTACTTTCTTTGTACTCATAATTGTCCCCTTACTATCTTATTAAAATTATCTTGAAGTGATACCAAGTCCATAGGTTTATCCGTTTCTGGATTAAGAAACCAAGTCTGGTCTTCGTCATACTCCACTTTTCTTTCAGTTAAATCTTCATCTAACGTAAGAACATCATCAGTCTCAAGATTAAAATCTACTATGTCCTCGTAAATTGTTCTTGTGACTATTTCTCTCATTACTTTTACTTTCATACTTCATCTCCGTTTACGTCATATGCTCTGACCATCTCCTTAATGTAAGGTATCTGTACGTGTGATACCTTGCTCCCGTCTACTCCGACTGACTCACACACTGCTTTCCACATTGCATAAGACTCAAAGTCCTCTATATATAAATCTAACTCGTTCATATTTACCTCCCTGTAAATTGTTAAGTCTTAACATTTTTAATCTGAGTCTGGTTGACATTCTATAAACTCACAACCTCCCCACGTACCACCACTTGACCAACTATCTTGGTACGCTTGTTCCTCTGCCAACCCGAACGCTTCTTTCGGGTCGTCTGCTTCTACTGTTGTTCTAAATACAACTGTATAATCTACTGTTACTTCATATCTCATTATTCTCTCTCCACTTTTTGTATGATTACATCATCATATCCATCATCAATGTATTTTTTGGCAATAGAACACGCCTCACTGTACTCAACATAATCAGCATTGACCTCAGTTCCTCCTACCCAAACAGTATATTTATTCTCCATATTATTTCTCCCTATTCATTTGCACATATAAAATACATATCAACATCTTCAACTTCATAATCTAAATCAGTGATGTACTTAACTATGTTTGACCACCAATCTAGGTTGTGCTTACCACCCTCTATTAAATCCTTGTATGCGTCAGCATCTGTTACTGCTTCTTCAACAATGTGAAATGGTGCGTCAGTTTTTAGACACCAAGTGCCTTCCGTATGATGTATTCCGTAATAGTCCATATTACTTCTCCCTTTTATTATTATATTCTTCTATAATTTGCAGACACGTGCTCCCACTAGGAACACTGATAGTGTCGTCCTCGTTGTACTCCAAAACGCCTACGTCAATTAACCACTGAATCGCTTTGATTTTGTTTCGCTTCGGCATCTCTGGAAACACAAGTTTCAAGTCTTTGTATAAGTTTCTGCGTGATACTTGATACCCTCCGTTGACTTCGGATATAAACCAGTACAAAGTATTCTGTAATGCAAACGCGTTGTATTCATTCTTGTTATTAAAAGTAATTCCACTCATTTTTATTTCCTCATTAAATGTTAAGTCTTAACAATCTGTTAATTCTAATTCGTCGCACATTTCCCACAGCATTTCTTCGCCCACTATGTATGTGTACATATTGACCACGTGCTCCGGTTCGCTGAAGTCTGTGTTGACCTCTCCGAAATGGTTGTTCTCGTACTCCTTGATGTAGTCAATGACATTGAATACTTGGTTGCCTAACCATTTCTTCGCTTCGTATCTGCCAATGATGTAGTAATCCATATTAAACATTTCATTATGCAACTCGTAAACGTCTCGTGTTTCGTAGTCTTCGATAGTGTCTAAAATGTGCTGTTTGATTTCGTCTTTTTTGTAGTCCATTTTTTATTTCCTCATTTTAAAAATAAT